ATGCTGTTTCAACAAAAGCTATTCCCGCAGCTACGTCTACATTTACCGACACCGGGTTGTCCATGACATTACCAGTTCCCGAGCCTGAATAGGTATCCAAAAGAACTGCCGTTGAAGCAGTGCTGACATCAAAAGCCAGTAAGCTGTCGCTGTTGGCGGCTACCATGTATAAAATATCATTTGCAATATCTAAATAGGTACCTTTTATATAATTAGTTGCGCTGCCTACGTATAAAAAATCTTCCTGAGTCATAGCATTAGTTCCTGTTGGGCTAATGTCGAAAGTAAGTAAACCCGAGCTAGAAACGCAATAAAGTAGCTCTCTTGATGGATTAACTGTTAGGCCGTACACAGTGGTGGAGCGTTGAAAAAACCACTTGAGTGTTAAATTTGTCGGGTCGCTATAGTCGTATCTAGAAACGCCCCTATTTGATGAAGTGCTCGATGCGTTAGCGGTATATGCGAACTCTTTTGAAGGGTCAACAGCAACTTGGTAAATTCTGTCTAAATTAGTAGTATTAGTTACCAAGGCTGTTGAAACTATATTTGTGTCATCGCTCCAATCTGCAACAGCTAACCGGTCAGCATTGGCGTTCGTTACCATAAAAACTTTATTAGTATCATCTACTGCTGTGTACATGTCTGCGCTAGCATAGGTGTTGGGGGCGAAAGACGAAGTGTAGAAATAATCAATCTGCGAAGCATCGTCTAAATCATTAAGCAGGGTTGTGCCGCCTACACCTGCTGTTGTAAGAAGTTTTGTAAAATCTGGGTCGGGTGTGAATCCAGAATCAACCTTAGCCTTGATGAGTTTATCCGCTACTCTACTCATTATGCCATTGCCTGTCCAGCCGTAAAGCCGTAGTAAGTTGTACCGCCATCAATAGTATAGAACACAAACACATCTACACCGTTATTAGTTGCTGTTAGCGTAGGGGCTGTACCAGCCGCCCAGTCAACACTAGCAGGCCAAGTGATTGCTCTGGCTGTTGAGTCTTGGATAATCTTGAGCGTGAAACTAGAGGCGTTGCCTGTGGACGCTGGGTTACTAAACGTGTAAGTAGTAGCGCCTGTGAGGTCATGCACAAAGTTAGTGGCGGCTGAAAGGTCAATAGTTGTAGCGGTTCCGGTAAGCGTTACAGCATCTTCTGTGATTCCTGCTTCAAAGACAGTAGTCGCTGAAAACGTCTTAGCGCCTGTAAAAGTCTGTGTCTGTGCTAAGTAAGCATCACCACCGCTACCGTCAGCACCATCAGCACCCGCAGCCCCTGTTGCGCCAGTAGCTCCTTGAATACCTTGAATACCTTGGATACCTTGGATACCTTGAGAACCAGTAGCACCTCTAAGGTCGCCTGTGGAGAAACCTAAGCCATCGTCTGAAGTAAAAGCAACTACACCTGTATTTGCTGTGTACGTGCCTCCTGTAAAACCATCGCCCGTTACGCCTTGGATACCTTGGATACCTTGAATGCCTTGGATACCTTGAGAACCAGTAGCACCTCTAAGGTCGCCTGTGGAGAAACCTAAGCCATCATTTGAAGCAAAGGTAACAACGCCTGTTCCTGATGCGTAACTACCACCTGTCCAAGCACTGTCGTCACCAGCGGCTCCTGTTGCCCCTGTGTCGCCTCTTGGCACAGTTAGGGTGTTGGTACTACCGTTGTAAGACGCAGAGCTTCCAGCGGCTCCTGTGGCTGCTGTGAGGGTCTGCACACTCGTTGCAGAGGCTGCTGCTGCTGTTGCACTTGCTGCTGCTTCATCTGCTTTTGTAGAAGCTATGACAGCTTGGGCTGTTACGTCACTTACTGTAGCGTCATTGGTTGAATCACCAGCGCCGCCGTTTCCTCTATATATAGCCATTGTAACTCCTACAAAAACAGAAAAAAAAGAAAAGGGGATTCCGGAGAACCCCCTAGTTTGTTGCTTATCGCTTAGCCGTTTACAGCTAGAACGATACCTGCTTCTGGACGTAGTACCTGAGTACCGTACAGACAATCAGCAGTGTAGAGAGTTCCCAAGAACTCCTGCTTGTACTGAGTCTGTGAACGTACAGCCTGTTGCTCAGCAAGAACCATAGCGTCCTTGTGGAACAACATTGCACCTTTAACTTCACCACCAGCAGCGTTCTGAGCAGCAGTCTCAAGTACAGGACAGTTAGAAGTAGTGTATACGTCAATGCCGTATAGGTTACCAATCTGACCGTTCTTAACACCACGACCATCTACGAAGTCAGAAGACATGTAGCGGTCAACGCCCATGATAGCGTTACGAATGGAAGGAGGAACTACGAAAGAACGACCGTCCATAGGTACGTCTGCGTCATCCAGCTTCTGGATAGCAGCGCGGAAACCAGCATCGTTAAATACGTCACCAGCAGCTACAGCGTCAGCAGCGTAAGTTTCGATACCAGCAGAGCCAGAGAAGTTGTAAGTGTTGCTGTGAACCCAGTCAGAACCGGAACCGTTGTCGTCACCAAACTTCTTACCCAAGTCAAACAAATCACTATCAATCTGCTTAGCTAGGCCATAACCTGCATCACCAGTGTAGAACTGACGGAGAGAAGCAAGTGCCTGAACTTCGGTGATGTCTTCGATAAGACGAGAGAATTCAAAGTGCTTGTCAATTGCAATCAAGACTTCTTCTTCAGTGCTGTTTTGAATGGTTACGGCTGTACCAGCGGCTTTAGCGTTAGCTGAACCACGGATAGGCTTAGGTACGTGAATGGTATCGCCTTTCTTACCTGACATACCCATCTTCTTAACGAGGTTGGCAATGACGAGGTTAGACTTATAGGCAGCGACAACTTCGTCACTCCAGATTTCTGGGATAAACTTAGCGGCGCTAGTGTTTGTTACTGCGCCAGTTTGTGAGGGATATACTGATGTAGCCATGAGATAATACCTTTAAATGATAATAGTTAAGTTAGCGAACTCTCTTCTCGGCGTAAGCTAGGCCAATTTCATCTGACAAAGCTAAGTACCGTTCTGGGTCGTCCTGCATTAGTTTAATAATGTCTGAGCGTCTGTAAATCTTCCTAGACTGTTGTTGTCCATTGCCCTTTGTACTTCCTGTAGAAGCTGTCTTAATAGCAGCCTTACGTCCATCTTTTTCAGCAGCTAAGGTCTGAGAAACAACACCTTGACGTTCTTTCCAATTAGAAAGGAGTTCATCAGCGGCATCGTAATCATAACCACGGTCTGCTTGGGCAAAGAGCTGTGTTCTAATCTTAGAGCCTTTAATCCACTCAACAAACTTAGCGTCCTGTAGAATCTGCGGCATATCGGGATGACGTTCTTGCAGTTGTGTCCTCGCGGTATTACGCTTGTTATCTACATTAGCCTGTTCAGCCTGTTTAATAGAAGGATGATTAGCAATTGCTCTTGCGACAGCCTTGTCTGGGTCTGAGAAAAAATCTACATCTTCATCAGGGTCTTCAGTTGGTGCTGGTGGTGCTTTGGTGTCGAGTTGTGTCTGGATATAACTGTCAACAACAGAACGTAGCTCCCCTACTTCTCCGCTTTGCCTGCCTAGCAGCTTCTCAGCTTCTTGGTGCATCCTTACAATTTCAGCGGTTGACTTTCCTTTGTACTTCTCGGGGATTTCTTCTTCTTCTTGAGGAGGTTCAGGGGTTGACTCTTGCGGAGCTTCCTGTTCTTCTTCTTGTTCAAAAGTAGTAATTTCTTCGTCTGGGTTGTCGTCTTCTGGACGCTCGTCTATCAGTGTTGCCATTATTAAACTCCGTGATATATTATCATTGTGGAGGTTTTAGTTAAGTAAAGCTTCTGCTTACGCAGAGTTGGCCTTACGCTCTTGCTTCAGTTTTTGTTCGCGCATCTTCATCCACTTCATCGTTGCACCTACGTTATCACCAGAAATGGGGTCAATCTTATTGCGAACGGGGGAAATAAGTTTATAAGCAGGAAGACTACAATCTGTACACTCAACCTGCTTTATTTCGTTATCAACAAAAAACTCATTGACATGTCCGTCAGGACACTGGAAATCAGCCATTATACGCATCAAGGTCTTCCTCTAATGCTTGTTCTTCGGCTGCTCTAATCTGTTCTTCTAAGTTAAGTAGACTAGCTATGATAGACAACTGACCCTTGCGGAACTGTAGGTCGTTAAGGTCTGTGGTGTTCTCTACTGAGTTAATACTTACAGTGTTTTCTTTTAAATCACTCAGTAAAGACTTCCAGCCCTCATTGTGAAACAACGAGTACATACTTTCGTAGTACCGTTCTAATTCTTTGTCTATCATACTGTTTATCCCTTTAGGACAGTTTTGTTAAGAAGTAAAGTATCTACTTAAAGAATACTATAGTACATTATAGCACAGTTTAAGCTAAAAGTCAAGAACTATTTCTTCTTAGCCTTGTTTTTAACAGCTCGTTGCCCTCTGATGGGCATCTTGTTGCTTTTAGGTGCCTTCTTTTTTTTACCGTCACACATTGAACATGCCATTACTTTTTCCTCGATTTAGCCCCAGAACACTTCCAACGCTTACGTGAGAGGTTGTTGGGGGT